CCTGCTAGATTAGCAGCGGCGAATCCAGTCGGACTCTGGTCGACAAACTTCTGCATGTTACCAGCCTTGTCGACGTGTACGAACCCTTCATGACCGGTCCTACGGCCGCCGATTGAAGTACCGTACTCAGAATTCCTATCAAGCGCCTTGACGAGAACGTTCTTAGCATTTGATAGGTGATTATCAAGATCCATCATCTTCTGAAAGTGTTCGCGGTTTGCGTTGACGTGCTGAAGGACATCAGCGTGCTGCTGCATCTTTCTTTCCTTTGCAGCCGGCGTCTTTACCTTATCTACGTCTTTCTTAGCTATGTTATTGAGGTGCTGCATATATCCCTGTACAGTCGGCTTCTCTGGCTCCTCACCAGAGGTAGCGCTCTTTCTAATTATACCGTTGAGATACGACTCAAGCGGAATCTCATGTCCTTTGACTGCTTCCATGGCTTCCGGCTTCATCGACTGATAGACGCGACGAGCCTTCTCTTTATGATTAGCAAACTCAGCCTGCATCTCTGGTGTATAGTTATTAGAGTCTACCTTGACCGATGGGCTTACCATGTGTACGTCAGGGTGCTGGGTAAAGCCGCCGTGGTCGACGAACGGCGTTGCGCGCATGCTGTCGAGGTCTCTACCCATGTATCTAGTATGAGTGACGATGCCGAACTTAGACCTAAGAGCTTTCTGACCCTCAGCTGAGTTCTTATCTACGTCGTACTCTACTGTGTTAGGCTGGAAAGTAACTCTACCGTTCTTGACTGTAATGTCTTTCTTACCGGAATGCAGTGCGTCTCCCTGATACACCTGATCGGGGTAGCGACCACCGACTTTCTGTGCAGGTGGCATAGTCTTTGGCAGGTGTTCAAGAGCAGCCTTGAGCTTCTCTACAAGACCTGGCGCATGGCCATGGTTTCTCTCGATATCTTCTGGCGTAAAGTTTAACTTAGGATTCTTATTGAAAGCCGATTTGGAAGCGACGAAGAACTGACCAGTCTCTGGATGATAACCGTATACAAGTGATGGGGCGCCATCCCACTTAGTAGACAGTGCATGGCCATTCATCTTTTTACCGAGAAGCATGTTGTGCACTGAGTCTAGAGAGTCGGCTGCACGAGCTACTCCCTCGTGACCACCCGTGATAGGCAGCCTATTGAGGTGCTCGAGGTGCTTAAGCTTCTGGCCCTCAGGCTGCGCTTCTTCTTCTACTATAAACTCTCTAAAGCTTATCATATTACATACCTTCGCTTGAATTAAACTTGATGCCGCCATGCTCACCGGATGGTTTAATCGATTTAACTGGCTTCTGTACTTGAACCACTGGCTTGATTGGTTTAGGTTTTCTAGTCAAGTACGGCGCTTGAGTAGTAGAAGCAAATCCCTTTGTAGGGCCGCTTCCTTTTTTAATTCCTTGATTGAGTACCGGAGAAAAATCAGACTCGCCTTTTCTTCTACCCTCGATCTTAACACTTATGCTACCGTTATGCGGCACTGTTCTTAGTTCTTCATAGTCATCCATCGCTCTACGAGCATTTTGTACATCGTCCATGTGATGACTCAGATCTGTACCATTCTTTCCAACTTGTCCATGATATCTAAAATGTTGAAATTGAGTCTTTGGAGCTACTATGTTATTAACATAGTCTTTTAATTGATTGGTATTCTTTGTAAGGAGACTGTTACTGAGAGCACCAGCTACATTCCTCTGAACATCGCCAGCAGACTTCTCAGCTTCAGCTGCAGCCTGCCTTTCAGCTGGGTCTTCACTGTCTCTAAATCTCTTAAAAGTATCGTGACTATCGATTCCTAGTTCTTTAAGACGCTTTGCATGTCTCTGTCTATGACTATTTAGATCAGACTCGTCTGCACCTGACATCTTAGATAGAGTCTCAAACCCGTTGTTTCTTAGGTTAGGTGTAGACATTGAACCATACTTAAGACTGATGCCGACTGGACCTTTATTAGTATTCAGCATGACGTCGGCGTCGCTATTAGGGTCTTCTTTGCCAGTAAAGTTCTTATGGTCTGAAGGCTGAGACGTCCAAGCACCGTGATGGATAGTATGATGACCCTGTGCTGCTAGCTGGTCTCTAATGTGCTTGGCAGCAATAGATGCATGATTGGCTATCTGGTCATACATTCCAGGATGTCTTACGTCTAGTTCATTCTTTATATTATTATGAATATCAGTAGGTGTCTTATTGTTTTCATCTCTAAAGTGTTGCAGCATTTCATTTGGTGCACCAGACTTATGCGTTCCTGCATGGAGGTGTGAACCTACTAAGATCTCAAACAACTTGCCTTTTGCATCGTTAAGGTTAAAGCTTTTCTGCTTTTCTTTCTTAGCTTCATTTAAGTATTCTTTAAATCTAAACATGTTGCAGTTTCTCCGACTAGCAATTTTATGTATTTATAGCAACATAAAAATAGGGGAGAGACCTAATGATCTCTCCCCCTTTAAAAAAGGCCTGTGACGTGGTCGAGCGGAACCCCACCGTTTTCTCTCGACTCTTCCTGAATCTTACTTCTTGCCTCTCTACGCTGCAGCGTAGTACACGATCACTTGCTTGTTCTATTTATACCCCCACCTCTGAAAAAATAGTCTTTAAGTTAGTCTTTTGCAAAATAAAGTTGGGAGTCCAACCGTCGAATGCTATTCCCGTGTTCCACTTACGAGTTACCTTCTTGGCCTCATCGAGGTTCTTAGTAGTATGAACTACATGGTCTGTGCTGAGCTCTACTACTTTATAGAGCTCTTGTTTGTCGTCTTTAACGAATCGATAATTCAACCTATTTCTCCATCCATACGATCGCCAATCATCTGAGCCATGTGCCACGTAGCCCATAGTGCCATTACAAGATTGAATAGAGCCCAAGAGTATAAACCCTCATTAAACATGACTAGCATGCTGCTTATATTAAAGAAAGCTACTAAGACGTCTAGACATAGTATAACGAACATCACTTGAATCCCTCGAACTTAGACTTGTCAAACTTAGACTTGGGCTTCGACCTCTCCCTATCTTCCTCGCCGAACTTGGTACTGTCCATTACTGGTCCGTCGAGTAAGTCTTCCTGCGCGCTCTGCTCTACATCATAGAGACGCATTTTGCTACGATCAATCCCAAGAACAAACCGACGAGCAATCCCTGTGTCAGAATACCTATTCTTGAGTTGCTTAACCATGATTTGACCGAGTTCTGCCAGCTCTTCGGTCGAGATGAGTGCAAACATAAAATCAGCTGTGGCCGGGAGTCCAAAGGATTCTGATGTATCTTCCAGTCCCACGTCGCTGCTCGAATATCCGCTTCTAGTTGTTTGAGTCGCAGAGACGACAGGAACATTGTACTCCACTGCGAGCCCTCGTAGTTCTTCTGCGACTGTCTTGATATAGGTATAAGAATTGACGTTGGCTCCATGCTTTAACCTCGATGACATACAGATGTTGAGATAGTCGATATAGATTATGTCAGGAGTAAAGTTCTTCTTGATCTTCAATTCATTAAGAAGATGTCGGAAGTTTGCCGAGCCTGCACAAGCTGTAGGATATTCCTTGATGATTAGTTTACCCTTAGTCTTAGACTTAATCCTAGCGATCTTCTTTTCATAGATCTCTTTAGGAAGTTCTTTGAGTTGGTCGAGTGTGACGTCGAGTAAGTTAGCGTCGATGCGCTCGGCGATCTTCTCCTCGGCCATCTCCATGGTGATGTACAGTACGTTCAGACCCTGCGCTAGGTTGGCAGACGCTGCATGACACATGAACAGAGACTTACCAACGCCGGTACCAGCTAGCGCGATGTTGAGGGTCTTGCGCGGCAGGCCGCCGACTGTGATCTTGTTAAAGTAGTCGAGATCGAACGGGATCTTTATCTCTTTAGCGTGATAGAACTCAAAGCGAGAGTCGGAGTCTTCAACGAAGTCATGGCCGATGTGAGTATCGAAAGACACAGCGAGTGCGTCTGATAAGATCTGTGGGATGGCACCCTTTGACTGCTTACCAGTCTTGTCGTCAAGGATCTGGATAGAGTTCATGATGGCGTTGTAGACTGCCTTCTCCTGACAGAACTTCTCAGTTTGGTCTATGAGCCAGTTGATCTCCGTCTTTTCATCGTGGTGTAGATCCTCAACAGTAGATCGAGCCTTCTTATAGAGATCGTCTGACATCGATCCACGGTTACTGAGATCGATGAGAAGGGCTTCCTTGGATGGAAATGAGTTATACTTCTTCACGTAGTCGTCGATGATCTCAAAGACGGCTTTGTCACTAGCATCATGGAAGTACTCAGCCTTCAGAAACGGGATCGTCTTTCTCCCGTAGTCCTGATTGTGTAGTATGTTGCTGAATATTACGTTCTCTAAGCTCATTCAATCTCTCCTCGGCCAACCTCTTTATTTCCCTTCGCTGCTCTGGAGACGCGGTGTACCACTCGGTAACTTCTTGAGAGGTACGACCGCATCCGGTGCAGACGTAGTCGTTCATTCTGAAACAGCACCTGCCCTTGCAGATCTTTTCTGGTTGGTTCTTAATCTGAGGTCTCCTCATCGTCGTCCATGATTGCGCCGGTGGACATCTTGTACTTCGTCTCGATGTATTTAGCGAAGTCAGTAACTTGGAACATATTGACCCAGAATTCCTTGTTGTCGACGATGTCGTTGGCCCGCATGCTAGGCTGCTTGACCTCACCAGTCTCCTTATCGACTACCGCATACCAACCTACCTTAGGCTTAACAATATAGCCACCATCGATAGCAATATCAAGCAGTCCACTCCAACGATTAATACCGCCTTCAAAACTAACAGTAATAGGGATCTTAGACTTCTCTTTAACATAGCGAGACTTCTCGATGTTGATGACAAAGTGGTAGCCGCTGAGACCGTCTGCATCCTTGTCCTGCTGACGACCAAGGATCCAGATGTTGTCCGAGCCGTAGTAAGAACCCGTACCACCGCCGACGACGTCCTTGGCATAGAGCTCCATGGTCTTATAAGTGTGGTTGATCACTACCATTGGAATGTCCTTGAGGGACAGGTGAGGCGTGATCATGCGGAACAGCGACTTGAGCTGCTTAGCTCGGGTCATATCTGCTACTGACTTGCCGTCGAGTGCGTCCTCTACTTCTTTCTTAGAGGCGAGGTTACCAATTGAGTCGATGACGATCATGACTCGATCTTTACGGTCGAGACTCTTCATCTGCTGCATGATGTCGAACTTAAGTTCCTCGATGTCAGTGATCGGCGTATGGACGACTGAGTCAAACGGGATCTTAAATGTATTGAAGTATGCCTGAGGAGTACCGAACTCAGAGTCGTAGAACAAGATGACACCGTCGGAGTACTTCTTAAGAAAAGCCGAGGCCATAAGCAGGGCAAAGCCGGTCTTGAAGTGCTTGGAAGGACCTGCCAGCATGGTAAGACCGGGTGTAATACCACCATCGATGCTGCCGGACAGGGCCACGTTGATCATCGGTACAGAAGTAGGGATGATGTCTTTCTTAGTATAGACCTTACTGTCTGTAAGGGTAGCAGTCATGTCGATCGTTGAGTTCTTGATAAGCTTTTCTTTAAGTGACATATTATTTCCTTATACTATCTTAATAAACTTGCTGAGTGAAATTCTACCGCTCATATTACCAGCGCTTACACCGGCCTTGAGCTTGACTTCAGTAACTGAATGCTCGGTGTATCCGGGAAAGATGATGAGGTCTCTCGGCCCGGCGAGCGGGTTGACCGTAGTGTTTCCATTCTTAAAGATAAGAGCACCGCCGTCGAACATCTTTGGCTCTCGCCAGAATAGCGTGATGGCCGTAAAGAGCGACGCGTCCCGATGAAACCCATACGAGTGACCTCCCATGTAGTGATTGATTAAGTTAGTCTGCTTGATTGGAAACTCAAGTGAGTAAAAAGACTCGTCGAGCTCCTTGAGCCTCTGAAGGTTGTCCTTCTCAAACATCTTATTAGTGATCGTGATTAGTTCTGATGAGTAGCAGTCTTCATAGACTGACTCGAGTGGCAGGCCGCGATTGTTTCGCAGCAGCTTCTTAGTATCCCTGTCGACTGCGCCGCCGGCAGACTGTGAGTTGATGAGCAGC